ACGACCACATTCCGACGTTTTTAAAACCTCGACTTTCGAGGAAACGAATTTGTTTCGGCGTTGAAAGGCCTTCATCTCGTCGTTTGTTTAAACGATCAAGTAAGAGATTCGCTTTTCCGGCGTTTCCCACTTCCTCGGTGAAGATACCGTACTTCTCGAGGGCCTTGAGCTGTTTATCGGACGGCGGGGCCATTTCCCAACCAAAATTCGGAACATAATTTGAAAGATCTTCGGCGTGAATAGACATTTCAAATTGAAGCGGATCAACAAGTTTTCGTTTCCGTCTTCTCATTTCCGCAAGTTGTTTCGCAAGGGCTTCTTCACGTTCCACGATAACGTCTTCGGCGCTCTTGACTTCCATCTGCTCAAGGTCAATCACGACGCCCGTTTCTTCTTCCATGTTTTCGACCATTTTTTTAGTCACTTCAGGGCTTTCGCAAATCAAGTGAGCCGGTCTGCATAGTTCGTGCCGTTCTGTGTGCCATAAAAAGTCTAGCAATAGAAGCTCGTCTTTTCCGGGAAATAGACGCGTTCCACGTCCTACCATCTGCGAATAAAGCGCCCGGACTTTTGTCGGTCTTAATACCACCACGCAATCGACTGAAGGGCAATCCCACCCCTCCGTTAAAAGCATAGAGTTACACAAGACGTTATAACGTCCCTTTTCAAAGTCTTCGAGCACTTCCGCCCGGTCTTTCGATTCGCCGTTTACTTCAGCAGCCTTGAATCCTCGCTCGTTTAAGATATCGCGGAATTTTTGGCTAGTCTTCACAAGTGGAAGAAAGACGACTGTCTTCCTATCCTTGCAATATTCAGCCATTTCGTCCGCAATTTGTACGAGGTACGGATCGAGTGCCGTTCCGACGTCGCTAGCTTTAAAGTCACCCGCGGACATTGAAACGCTCGACAAGTCAAGGTCAATCGGAATTGTTAAGGCTTTAATTTTGGAAAGATACCCGTCTTTAATTGCTTGTACCAATGAGTATTCATAAGCTAGACTGTCGAAGTATGAGCCGAGGTTCTTCATATCCCCCCGGTCCGGTGTAGCCGTTACTCCCAAAACTTCCGAGTCTTTAAAATAGTTTAAAACTTTCTGATATCCGTCTGAAATAGCGTGGTGTGCTTCATCGACAACTATCACATCGAACCAGTCAGGCGGAAATTGATTCAAGCGTTTCTCCCGTTGCATAGTCTGAACCGAACCGACAACGACTCGATACCATGAACCAATCGAGGTATTCTCCGCTTTTTCTAGCGCCGTACCGAGTCCCGTCGCGGTCTTTAGCTTATCGCTTGCTTGGTCTAGTAATTCGGAGCGGTGAGCAAGTACGAGGACGCGTTTCCCTTCTCTAACTTGATCTTCAATAATTTTTGAAAAGACGACCGTCTTCCCCGTTCCAGTTGGAAGGACTAGAAGGGTTCGTTTTCTCCCTTCCGTCCATTCCTTCTGAACGGCTTCCCGCGCCTCTTGTTGATAAGGCCGTAATTCCATTTATACCCCCTTAAAATTGACCGGGATTGAACCCTTGCGTTGGTTGTTGGAATCCTTGTTGCGGTTGTTGATATCCAGCCATTGCTTGCCCCGGTTGTGCGTTCAAAACTTTTGTATAATCCACGTCTTCTGCGTAAATCATGCTTTTTACTTCATTGTATTTATTGTTGTTGTATTCACGAATTCCCACCTTACAAACTCCGACTTTACCGATGATTGCGTTCCAATCCATGCGAAGCGGTTCACCTTTACGTTTTTGTCCGATTGAACCAAAGAAAGCAGATAACATTCCCTCGGTTGAGCTATGCAAGAATAGATTATGCGTGAGTTCTTTGTCGCCCTCGTTTGCTTCAATTAAAACGTGAATCGTTGCCTTGTTGCAAGCTGGTAACTTGCCGGGGTTTTGCGGGTTCGGTGTATGACGTCCACGGTCATAGCTTTTAACGGTATAGTAGTATAAACCTTCAGGCAATAGGACGAATTCCGAATCCTTTTGAATCGTGTCGTTCCAGTCGTATTCACGGTCAAAGTTGTTAGTATTGTTAAATTGTTGTTGTGTCATTTTGTTTTCTCCTTTTGTTTTAAAAAATTATAAATTGTTAGTGTTAAATGGCATTTCAGGGGTTGCGCGTACTTGGTTTTGAATAACCTCAAGTGTAGCGTCCCAATTTGCAACGATCATGTCCCAATAATTGCTCGGGAAGTTTTCGATAGGCGTACCCATCGGGAAGTGCCCGCGGATATACGCCACGTCTTGCAATTCGCTTTCTGTCACGTTATGCGGTGTCATTAAGTCGATAAGGGCTTGTGGTAATAAGCCGGTTGTTTGCGGTTGCTCTTGTGCTTGTTTAGCAAGTTCGCGCTCTTGTTTAATATCGTCCGCGATTGTGTTAAGTGTTTCTGCAATTTCAGGCTGTTGCACTTCCACTTGTGCCGGATCAATTTGCGTTTGTGGTGTCACTTGTTGCGTTGCAAAGATATGAGCGATACTTCCAAAATCAAATGGTAATTGATCCGGTAAGCCGTGACGGTTCTTTGCATCCCAAGCCGGTCGATGATTGGTATAAATAACACGCTCTCCGCCTTGCGCCTTCTTCTTGCCGTCGTCCGTCGTCATGATGAACGTCTTATAATTCGCGAATAGGACCATATCCGCCCACTCTTTGACAAGCGGGGCTGTTTTCGAGCTTGTCTTTTGTCCGAGTTTTAACTCGTATCGGTCATACGCTCCCATTTCGTCCGGTTGCTCGAACTTTTTAATTTGAGCGTGAGCGGTTAAGACAACGTTGATTCCAATATCCACAAGCTCGGACAAGCTATTTAACAAGCGCCCGATTTCTTCTTGGACGTATGTATAACCCTTGCCCCATCCAAAGTCTTCGATTCCGTTCTTTTGGTGCTGTGAGCAAACATAAGATACAGCTAGCTGCTCCGCCCAATCAATCGTGTCAATGACTAACGTTTTGCAAGCGTCCGAATTCGCCTTGATAAACGCGATCTCATTCTTGAGCATTGCCCAGCTTGTCGGTTTATCAAGGCGAGCCACGTCCATATTATCAGTCGAGCCCTCCGTGTCGATGAATACCGGCTCCGGGAATTGTGCTGCAAAAGTTGACTTTCCGATTCCTTCAGGGCCATAGATAACGACTTTTTGAGCCCGTGCCTTCCTTCCTCTTGTAATTTGCATTTTTTAGTCCTCCTCGTCGTCGTTTAGTAAACCTTTTAAAAGTCCTGTAATATATTTCCGTTTTGCGCCTTCAATATCTTCGATTAAGTCTTCTGGTTCTTCGCCGTCAAGTGTTTTGAGCTTATACGTTGCGGTTACTTCGAGCAATTCGCAATCGAAAGCCTCTGCGAGTTTTTTAAAGTCTTCAATTTGTTCTTTTGTTGCCGTTACATCATTTTTTGAAGCGTATTTTAAATTGTCGGCAAATTTTATTGAATAAGCTAAAGCTCGCCCGTTGTTTTTATATTCCACTAAAAATTTTCCTGTTTCTTTATCTCGTAATACGACAAATGTTTCTGTTTTTTTCATGATATTTCCTTCTTTCTTTAATTAAAATCCGTTTTGCCAAGTTGGCGCGACTGTTTCTTGTGCGCCATTTGTTGCCCCGTTTAAAAGCCCGTTTTCAAAACTTTCGGGTTTTATACTGTAACCGTCTTCGATAATGACTGAGCACTCTCCGCCCGTTGAAACTCTTGTCGCAATAGCTTGCAATCCTTCTTTTTCAAGCCATGCTCCGAATTCTGTGAGTGTGATCTGGTCCATCTGCTCGAGTTTGTCAATGAGAACGAACCCACAATCAGGCTTCAGTTTGCGAACGATAGCCGTCGCCACTTGTAATTGTTGCGAACCGCTCATATTGTCCCAGCGTTGACCGAGGTATAAGAGTTCGCCATCATCCACGGATAAGCCCGGAAGTGGTAAGTCCGCGTTCGTGAGTAAGTCCGTTTTTTGCTTGCGAATTCCTTCGATAACAAGGTCTAATTCGCGGTATTGTTCACGATATACTTTCGCGTCTTCTTCTGCCTTGTCTTTGTCGAAATTCGCCCGAACTTTCAAGTTAATTTGTTCGATATTCGCGATACTGTCTTCAATCTCTTGCGTCGATTCGTCCACTAAAACGGAAACGTCTTTTCGTGCAATATCAAGGTCTTGCGCTAGTGCTTGCTCTTTCTCTCTAGCTTCTTCAAGCTCTTTTTCCAATCGTTGGACGTTTGCAAGAGTAAAGTTATAATCGCTTTCGATTTTCGCGAGATTCTGACGCTTGCGAGCATTTTCGCCATTCCGCCCGAGGATCTCTTGTTGTTGTTGGATCAATTCAGCAATCGAAACAAGCTCTTTCGGTGCGTCTGGATAATACGGCTGTTCTTTCGCAAACTTTTCTTTTTGGTCTGCAATCACTCCGATAGCATGACGCTCTTGATACTTGGTTTTTTCTTCCATTTCAAGCTGGACTAGTTGGTCGCCTACCCCAATAATCTGTAATAAGGTTGTAGCCTTCTCCTTGTCGTTCATTTCCATAAACTTCGGAAGGTCAAGCGCTAGTTCTTCCACAAAACTATCGAGCAATTTCTGACCGGCCTTGTTTCCGCTCGGATCAATCACTTTCAAATCGCTATTTTTACCTTTACGTTCAACAATAAGGCCATTCGAGAGCGTGATTTTCAGACTTGGCGGAAGTGTCGAACCTTCGCGCTGTGGTTGTGAAGGCTTGTACTTGTTACCACCCAAGGCCCACGCTATCGCGTCTAATACGCTTGTTTTCCCTTGGTTATTGTTACCACCGACTATCGTCAAGCCTTTTGCTGAAGGTTCAATCTTGACCGCTTTAACGCGCTTGACATTTTCAATTTCAAGTTTATTGATTGTTACCATTGTTCCACCCTTTCTAGTTCAACCCGATAGGAGGTTCAACGTCGTAAGTAAATTGTTTGTCAGATTTTTTTAGGTTCATTCGTGCGATTTCGTAAAAGTCCGTTTCAACTTCTTCTGTCGCTTCAACTTCCTTACTTTCATGCTTCATTGTAAAGAGCATAAGAACGAATATTCCTAAGAGCATAATTCCGACTCCGAATAGTTGCTCGGTAATGTTTGGTTCTATCATTTTTTCTTCTCCTCGTTGATTTCATTTATTTTCTTTTGGTCTGAGTATGCTTGTATCCAGTATCTAAATTGTTTTCTTAACTGTATATTTTCTTCTGAAAAAACAAGAGCAGTTTCTTTCCAATCAATATTTTTTTCGTTTGGTTCATTGTTGAAAAACCATTTTATAAGTTTATCTAATAGCTTCATGTTAACTCCTATTTCATAAGTTGACGTTGAAATCTTAGTACATCATCCAAGTCATACAAGTATTTGCCACCTTTTTCATTTTGTTGATAGCTAAATTTTCCTTGATCTCTAAAATCTTCAATTCTTTTTCTTCCCCATCCAGTAGCCTTCATGACTTCTTTGATTGGGACCATATTGAATTGTTTTGAAATTCTTCTGTTTGCTTCTTTTATAGCTTCAATATTAAGTTTTACTAAATCTTCAAATAGTTCTTCTTTCCATTCGTTCCCAAAGAGTTCTATTGCCACTAGTATTTCCTCCTTTTCTGTGGTATAATTAAGTTAGATTTTTTAAGCAAGCGCCGGATTTTCGTCTGGTGCTTTTTTTCGTCCTTTTGTTCTTTTTAGTGAACACCGTCCGTAAAAAAAATACCGATTTGATCCTTGCTGAATCCGAGAACTGTCGCGACTTTAATCAATTCGTCCGCGTCGAACGAAACGATACCGTTTTCACGTTTAGCATAACGGGCGCGGTCAGACCATCCGAGAGCCTTCGCCATTTCGTCTTGTGTTAAACCTTTAGCGATACGCTCCGCTTTAATTCGTAAATAATCTACTGACATATATCGGCCTCCTTCCGTTTTTGTTTGTTCTCCTTAGTGAACAAACTAAGTATATCCTACTTGTTCTTTTTTGTCAACACT